AGATAAGAAAATTTATAATTACGAGACTGGTTATACAAACTATAAGGGAGAGAATATCCCCGGTGGCAGTGTCGCTCATCAAACTCCAGAATCAAGCGATTATTTTGCGGCCCCATCAAGAATTTTTGATTCTAGGGAAAACTTAATGAATCCCATTGTATAGGTGACATAATGTCGAAGATTAAGCCTGGCAAAAAGAAATTTGAAAAGATATTACTTCATCCTGATAGAAATCTTATAATTAAGTTGTTGGCTCGCGGAGATGGTGTCAGATCGGTCTCTAATGTTTTAGAAGAAAAATATTCGGGCGATAAGAGTAAAACTATTACTTTTATGACACTTCAAGCTTTTAGAAAAGAATATATGGACTTAGATGCTGAGGCATTGGCTCTTATAAAAAAAGAAACGAAAGAAAAGTTGCAAAAGAAAGAAGAAATTCAAATTGATAAGAAGATAAGAAATCTTCCTTCTTATAAGGAAGTTATAGAAAGTGCTAAGGAAGAGCACATTGACATTAGAAGAACTTTGAAAAATCTTGAAGTAATTATTAACTCTCGAATGGAAACTCTTTTTAATCTTGCTACTGAAGGAAAATTATCTCAAAAACGAGAAGAGAATTTTTTGGGCTATATGGAGAAACAACTATCTGTTCTTGAAAAATGGGGAAAGTATGTAGAAAAAATTGCCGATAAAACTATACAAACTGATGTTAATATCACGGTTGTTCAAGATCAGGCAATCTTAATTAGAGAGGCAATTTTAGAGACATTAGATGAGATAACGCCAGATCTTAAAATAAAGTTTTTAGAAAATCTAAATAAAAAACTTAACAATACTATTTTTAGAAAGAAAAAAACTACCAGTATTAAAAGTATTAGCAATAGCGCTCATGAGATGTTAGATGAGTATGTTGATACGGAGATTGTTAATGACTAATTATGTTCAAAATGTTTTAGATAATATTTCCGATTATGGTATGACTCCCGGATTATGGGACTTAGTAAATAAAGATATAAAAAATATGAAAAATGCGGGTGTTTCTAACAAAAAAGAGAAGACCCTTCTTTTTTATATAAGAAGATTTTTAAATGACATTTTGGACGAATTCAATACTGAAAGAAGACCCGGCCTTGCTAATGAGGTCTTTTTAGTATTAAAAGACAAGGAAAATATTGGCATAGAAGATATAAAAAATGCTGTAGCGAGTTGTTTAAATGTAAAGAAAGCATATCCAAATACTATGGGTGTTTATAGATTATATAATCAAAATAATGTAGACATTAATAAATGGATTAGCACAATGGCCCAAATTAATAGTGCTGAGGATAAAATAGAAGCTTTTGGCACATTAACAAACGCATGGAATGAAACAGAAAAATATGATTTTATTCAATGGATGAAATACTATGAGGACAATAATCACATGAAATATGGATTTGATAAACAGGCAAATGATCACTTAGATTATGTGCTTGATGAAGATTTTTTTGGAAAGATACAAGATGCAGAAGATCCAATAATGGTTTCAGAACCAGAAATGGCTGAGCCGGAAATCCCCGAAGCTGTTGCTCCAAAGGCAGAGGTTTCTTTACAAGATTACAAAGTTAAACTAGTTAGCAGATTAGATTCCGCTGACAAGTTACTTCGTCATTTTAGTCAGGTACTTGATGGTTCGCAGTGGACTTATCTATATAATACAATAACTAGGCTCAAGGGGGAAATTCAACAGTTGCGTGTGGCTGAGTCGATTAATGATCGTGTTATTAGAGCGGCTAATATATTTGAAAATAATAATTTTGAAGAAGGAGCCATTGAGCTGAGAAAAGTTGCTGCGCCTATTGGAAATTTAGCTAAGCGCATTGAGGATGCTTTAGAGGGCGGTAGTAGTGATCAGGGAATGGGAATGGATGAGGGTGGTGATGATATGGGAATGGGTGGTAATGATACTGGTTTGAATGAAAATCTTGATTTGGGATTAGATTCTGCGGCCCCAGAAGGCGAAATGGCAATGCCGGAAGATACTCCTGAGGGAGATGAAGATATTGCGCCTCCACCGGAAGCCCCACCGGAAGTTCCAGGGGGAGATGATTTAGATGTTGAGGAGGATGATCTGCCGGAAGCTAATGAGGATGATTTAGATATTGAAGAACCCGTTGCTGATGAAATGGATGTTGCTGACCCAATTGGAGGAGATAACCCCTTTTCCAACTCTAATATAGAAGATGTTGTTAATTTAATAAATCCATTATTACAAAATGCCCGTAATAGAACAAATGTTAGAGTACTAACTAAAGCAGATATGATGCTTGACGGTCAGGGAGTTGCTTCGTATCTTCCAGAATTAAGTGAAGCAATTGCGAAACAAATAGAATGTGATAACTATGTTGCAAATAGGCTAGAAAAAATAATTGGAAAACTACAAGGTAGTCAAGGAGGCGAGGTTCCCGGTGGTATGCCGCCAACTGCTTCTGCGCCGTCTATAGAGACGGGAGAAATTACCGGAGAAGAAGATATAGAGGTAGAAGAACCTGAAGTGGAGGCTCCAGAGGCTGCTCCAGAAGTTGCTCCAGAAGTTGCTCCAGCGGCTGCTCCAGAAGTTGCTCCAGAAGTTGCTCCAGCGGCTGCTCCAGAAGTTGCTCCAGCGGCTGCTCCAGAAGTTGCTCCAGCGGCTGCTCCAGAAGTTGCTCCAGCGGCTGCTCCAGAAGTTGCTCCAGCGGCTGCTCCAGAAGCTGCTCCAGCGGCTGCTCCAGAAGCTGCTCCAGAAGCTGCTCCAGCGAGGTAAATATATGAAGATATCTAAATTACTTAAATCTGTATATGATATAGCAATAGCAAATAATCTATCTGTGCCATATATAGTTGGAGGAATTCCTAGAGATCTTATAATGGGAAATGAAAATAGCATAGAGGATATAGACGTTACTACTGGCGATTCTGGCTCTTTGAATTTAGCTCACTTATGTCATAAACAATGGCCAGAAACATTTTTTAAAGAATTTGATGATGGTCATGCTTCTATTAATTTTAAAAATATAAAATTAGATTTTAGCAGCAATTTTATTGCTCCAGATATTGAAAAAAAGATGGCAGAGATAGGTATAAGTAGTCCAACAGATTTACAGAAAGAAATATATTCAAGAGATTTTACCATTAACACTTTATTAAAACCGATGGATGATTTAAATAAAGATATTATAGATATTACTGGAAAGGGAATTGACGATTGTAAAAATAAAATATTGCGTGGCCCCATAAGTGGTGAATTTTCTTTCATAAATCATTCTAATAGAATTGTTAGAGCTATAAGATTGTCTGTTAAGATGGATTTGAAATTTAGCAAAGAGCTAGGAGAATCTATCAGAAGGCTAAAGAATCTTTTAATAGATGTGTCTGATGGTTACATAAATAGAGAAATAAACAAGGCATTGCGCGAGGATACGACAAAAACGGTAGCAATCTTAGTAAACTATAAATTGTTACCTATAATGCCTTTATCTAAAATGCTAACAATGGAATTAGCAAAGCAGAGAATGGTTCAACATATATTAGATTAAGGAGTTATAATGAGAACTTTAAACGAAATGTTAAAACTTGCTGACGAGATGATAGACAATAATAATACATATGGTCTTAGAAGCCTTTGTCAGAATTATGAGGAGCACTTATTAAAGATATTTAAAACCTCTCACTTTGTTCCTGATGAAAATTCTGACACTCCAAATCTATGGAAAAAAAATCTTGACTACGCCAATTACGAAGATTCCCCTTGGAGAGGGAACATGGCAGATTTTATGAAAAAATTTCCTGGTGGTTTGAGAGATTGGATTGAGCATAGGGCAAAAGAAAAAGGAAAACGTTTTAATCTATATTCTATTAGAGATTTTAATAAAAAATCTGGCCAGGATATTATAACAATGTTAAAAAATAGTTTGATGAAAACGGCAGATAAATATGATCCAAAAAAGTGGGGTGGAGTTAGAACATTTCTTTCTCAATATGCAGATGATTTGGACCAAGCTGCCTCCGACGCTGTAGAAGATATTGTAAAGTATTATGAGTTAATGAGGAAAGCGAGAAAGAAATGAAAAAAAAATCATGGATAAAATCTAAGAGTTTTGAGGATTTTTGCCCGTTTGGCCTTCCACTTACACAGGCTTGTAGATATGCTGGAGATGCAACTTTAAAGATGTGTCCATTAGATTATACTGAAGAAGAAGATCAAAAAGAAGAAATAAAAATTGCTAATAAAAGAGTATATATATATCATAAGACTGGTAAAAGATGTCCATTTGCGGTCAATATCATGGGCAAAGACATGGTAAATTGTGATTGGGGTGATGTAGGACAGGGTGTTGGAGGTGCTGAGTTAACTGGAAGTCCATTATATCCCAGCACTTTTGCTGGAATTGGAATGGAGAATCTTTATGGATTTCCATTAGGTTTCTATGCTGACAATAACCAAAGTAGAAATACACCACATGGTTTATTTTCATTGCTTGGAAAGAAAAAAGAAAAGAATATTAAACGTGGTGAAGAATAATATGCCACATAAGAGAGACATAAGGGAATATTAATATAGTCAGAAAGAAAGTTAAATTGTGGCAAAGATTTAATTGCCTATAACTTATAATAAAAAATATTAGAAAGAACGACTTTAAAAGGAGAAAATATGTTTGAACTAATTTTACTTGCGCCGGCTGTTGCCTCTTCTATATCTCCAGCAGCTACAGTTGGAATTGTTATGGGATTATTAACTGTTATAATAGCACTTACTGAAATTTTAAAAAAGAAAGTTTTCGGTAAGCCAGATTCCGAAATGCGGAAAAATATAAATTTGACCGTTGCAGAAAATAATAAAAAATTATCAGAATTACTCCATTCTCTTTCTAAAGTTAACGAGACATGTGATCAATGTTATAAACTGCATAATGTTAAAGACAGTGATAATATTCCATTATGGTATGTGACAAGTAACATAAAAAAACTTATTGCTGAAGTTCACGCTACTGTATCTGAAATGAAACAAATCGTTACAGATACAGATGAAAATTCTGAAGAGATCCTTATAAAATTACCTGAGTTAATTAGCTCAAACCAAGCAATAACTTTAAGATTGACTGATTTAGTAATATTATTAGAAAAATTGGCGAACAAAATTTCTTCATAGGAGGAAGGTTGTGTCAGAAAAGAGGAAAATTATTAAAACTGCTTTTGTTAGAAAAAAACAAGACAAGCGCAAACGCTTATTAGAAAATATGGGGGTTTGTATAGAAGCCCAAAAAATTTTAGGTGATCGAATTAAGAAGCTGATAGCTATATTAACAGTAAATTAGGAGGAAACAAATGTATTTCGATGAAGAGATGATGGTGTCAGAAGAGGAAGGTGGAAATATTTCTGCTGACACAAAACAAGAACAAGAACAAGAGACGAGCTGGTTAAAATCTAGGGATCCTGCTTTTTTATGTCAATATGTCCATGATACTTTTAAAAGTATTCAATCACCAGATAAGTGGGGCTCTAGTCCCAGCACTTATCAGCAATTACTTGGTAGGTTAAATGCTCTTGACAAAAATATCACAAGAGGTCTGAGTACTGATCCTGAAGGAAAAATCCAACCAGACCAAATAGAATGGCTTGATGGTGTTCGACAAAAAATATATGAATATGTAGATAGATTGGTAGATTTAACGGCGGGTCATAGTGCTGCTAGAGATAATCATTTAAAAAGCATTAGGCAAAAACATAGAAAGAAGGCGTCTGATCAAGGTAAATGTGGCATTTGTGAATCAGTTTTATGGCAAGATGAAGATGTTGGTTTACCATTATGCTTGTCTTGTTTAAGCGATGATAATAGAAAGCTCAGAAAAGAGGCCACTACGCCTCGTTTTAAAGGACTACAAATAGTAATGACTCCTTTTCAAAGAGCAATTACGGGTACATTGATCAATGCTACTGTTTCTGGTGGACATAATATTAATGAAGTATATGGAAAACTAAAGAAAAAGTATGGGATAGATAATAAAGAAGAGCTGGGAATTATACAACTTCTGGCAGATCTTGGATATCCCGTATTAAAAGATCGTGTTTTGATGGACGACCAAGAAGGTAGTGGAGAATGGATTAAAAACTATCACGCATAGTATTATAGGCAGATAGCCATAGGAGAAAAAAATGAGTCATAGAGAATATGAATATATGAAACCTTCAAGAATGCCAGATTGGATGAAGGATTTTGCCGATAAAGAGGCACTTGGAAAAAAAGAGGGAAATTATATTGATCACATAAATCAAGTTTTACATCCCGAGTCATCTTTTACTTCTGTTGAGGCAATGGTTAGTGACTTGCGTGAGCGTGTTGGTCTTGATATGCTAACTAAAGAGGCTAGTCGAAATTGGGTTGATGATTATTTTAAAAAATGGCCTGAAATGAAAATAAGGGCAAAGAAATATGCCGAAGCTATTGGAAAACCTTATGATAGATATATCGGTCGTCACAAAAGAACATCTTCTAGATTGGGAAGAAAAATATTAAATTCTCAGATTGGATATCCAGGAATTCCATGGACGCCACCAAAAAAATTAAAACCGGGAGAATGTGAAACAATAGAAGGTCCAGGATTTTCCAATACAAGATGCCGCCCAGGAAAGAAAAAACAAAAAGAAGCGATAGATCTCGCTCCTTTTAGAGCCTTATTAAATAAAGGAACAAAATTAGATGAGTATCTATTAAAAGACTATGAAAAATTGACTTGGGTTGTTTTCTATGCAAATAAAGATATAAAAACGGCCAACAAGACATTAAATTATCTAAGGAAAATCTGGGATGAAAATGAAAAACGAGATAAAACTGGTAAGGCTGTAGTTGATGGAGTATTGTTGTTGATGGCCAGAAAAGCATATGAAAAAATGAATAAAAAAACATCATTAATTAACAATTTAGTAAAAATGTCTAACAAATTGGATATTGAGGGGAAACACAAAGAAGCTGCTGCAATAGATAGAAAAATTTTAGCATTGGCAAAAGAGTCTAAAGAAAAAGAGTCTAAGGAAAAAGAGTCTAAAGAAAAAGAGTCTAAGGAATCTAAAGAGGGCGGATTAGAGGGAATACTTGACGATCCCCAATTTCGCGACTTTGTACAATTTATTGATAGGGTTGTTGAGGGGCGTGGAGGGAATATAACATCGATGTCTTTAGAAGCCATGATGGAAAATGAGATGGGCGCTGATATGAGCAATTCAAAATTAAAGGATTATATTGGCAAAAAAATACAAGAAGTTAGAGATAGTTCCCCTAAGGTAGATGAGGCTGGCGGATTTTTTGGTGCTGATATTCAAGAGGCTGACAAGGAAGCTAATAGCCAAATGTTTGATATGCCAGAAAGTAATATGAGTTAGGAGATTATTATGATATTACAATTAATTAAATTAGCTAATAAATTGGACATATTAGGTTATAAAAAAGAATCTAATTTTATAGACATATTAATAAAGAAAGCGTTAGACCCTCAAGTTAAGAAACTAATAGATTCAGGCCAGGGATACATTTATGGCTGTCCGAGTTGTAATGAAGAAGTGGATATTGATGAGAAAGTATTTTCTATGTTTATGCCCCCTAATATGACCTGTCCTAGCTGTAACGAAGAATTTTCACCGCATGATGCTGGAGCGGCTAGATCTACAAATGCTGGAGAGTTTCCTCAAAATGATCCTAAAGGCGGTGATTTTGGGAAACACTCTTTAAAAGAGAATGAGCGAGGAGTCTGGGTTCTTTACCAGAGGGGAAAGCCAATATTGGCATTTGATGGGAAGCCCAATGCTCAAACCTTTTTAAGACAATGGAAAAATGGAGCTTGGTATGATCCCACTTATTTTTATGGGGTAGGTTTACCAGCAGATCATGATCAAAAACAGGCTGACGCTCTTGGAATAAGTCTTGAAGAATATCAGGATGAATGGGAAGACCACACTCCCTCTTCAGAGGTGCTTGATTCTATAATACAGGGGTCTAAAAATAATTTGTGGAATGGAGATGTGTTAGATGATTCTGGTGTGGAGGTAGAGAGCGAGGCCGCTCAATATATTGGGTCTGGTTCTAACATTTTAAAAGAAATAGTTGATAAGACTTCAAAAATTTTGCCACTGTCTGGGGCTACAAAATTAAAACCGGGGTCCGTTGTTCAACATGGTGAGCAACCAAAAGAAAAACATTATGATAGTATAATAGATCAATTAGAAAACATTCCCGATGATGGTGATGGGCAAGAGGAAGAAGATAGCATTTTGGCTGAATATTCTGAAGCAATTACCAGAAGAGTCGTGAAAAACCGGCAAGCAAAGAAAAATAATGTAGATCCTGATACCCTTGCTGATGATACGAGGTGGTAAGTGCCAACAATCTCCTCAAAAAAAGAAAGCTTTGATTGGCTTAAAAAAGAAGTTCTCAAAGTAGATCCCGTTTCTTTTTCAGAAAACTATCTAACTATTGAAAATCGTGAGTTCAAGATAACTGATAATGGTTGGAAATTCATGGCTGATTTATATAGACATATTATATATAAAGCTATGTCAGATGATGGAAAACCAATTGTTATTGTTAAGGGTCGTCAGGTTGCCGCTACCACAATGGCTACTAATTTGGGTTGTTATTTAATGGGCTCAGGCAATTATGGACTTGGCAAAAGATCTCCCATCTCATTACTTCATGCATTTCCTCAGCTTGAACTTATGTATGACTATGCAAAAGATAAGTTAGAAAAAACAATTCGTAATTCTACCCCTATCGACCATCCTACAAAAGCGGGTAAAGTTTTAGGTTATATGGAATGGATGAAAGATTCTGCGCGTGACGCAACGGACAGCCTAACATTTAAACAATTTAAGGATGGAAACTCCTGGTGGTGTAATTCGATTGGAAATGAGGGAACAAGAGTATTAGGGCGTCGTTTTGATGGCATCTTTTTTGATGAAGTCCAGAAAATGACTGAAAAGGCTGTTGGCATTGCAAAAAAGTGTTTAACATGGTCGCAGTATGGCCCAGTTGGTGAAGGATTTCAAGTATACTTTGGAACACCAAGACATAAAAATTCATACTTTCATAAAATTTGGGAAAAATCTGACAAGCGATATTTCTTTTTGGGCTGTTGCGCTTGTAATGAGTTTTTTGAATTATATAATTCAAAAGATACTGGAGCTTGGGAAGAAGTATGGCTTTATGATATGGTTGTTAAATGTTCTCATTGCGGTGAGGAACAGAATAAGTTAGAGGCTGTTGATAGGGGAAAATGGATTCCGACAGTGGCAGATCCAGAGAATTGTAAATATACTGGCTTTCATTTTAATCAATTATATATTCCAATTTTTACAAAAGAGACTGTCCTAAAAGAAAAACCGGAAAATTCCGCAGAGAATTCTGAAGTTACTTATATGAATGAAGTTTTAGGAGAATTTTATTCTGGAGAAGGTCTACCAATTACTTTTGATGAAATTTATACTACTTGCAGAGATCCAGATAGACTTTGGACACACCCAAAACATATTATAACGAAAAGAAAATCTGTAGAAGATAAGACATTATTTTTAGGGTTTGACTGGGGCGGGAAGCCAGATATAGCTGGAGCGACAAGGGGTCAATCTTTTTCTGTCATGACGGCACTTGCCGTAGAACATGATGGCCTATATCCTATTGAATATGCTACAAAACTCAAAAAACTTAAGATAGATGATAAAATTAAATTTGTTGAAGAAATGTTTAGATTATATCGTCCAAGATTGGCAATGGGTGATATTGGTTACGCTGAAGACTTATCTATGGAATTAAAATCTATTTTTGGTGACAAATATCAAACAGTGCGAAATGCCGCTTCTGTTGCTCATGGTGTTAAATATCATGCTGACGAGCTAGAAGTTGTAGTTGACAAGGACAAATGGTTAGGCGAGATGTTTGATAATTTTAGGCGTGGTAAGTTTCGGATTCCTTGGGGAAGTTATGAGCAATTAGCTTGGTTTGTTGAGCATTGTTGCTCTATGGAATCCAAAACTGTTATAAGAGGCGGTGTTCCATATCAAATGTTTATTAAGGGTAAGGAGCCAAATGACGGGTTAATGTCATTACTTTGTGCCTATGTGGCTTATAAGTTTAATAAAACACATGCTTTTAAATTAAATCCAAATTCTGTAAGTACTAATAGTTTAAAACCAATTCTGGCATATATCCCTAAAATGCGGTAAAAGAATGATGTTATATTTAAATCAACTAATAAAAAGGTATCCAGTGGTAAAGACTATCTATAATTTGAGAGTGCCTCAATTATTTGGATTGAAGTAAGGAGAAAACATGAGAAGAGGAACAAGAGACGTTAATAAGAATGTAGAATTGGGTAAAATGAGTGTTAGTCCTAAAGCATCTAGACAATTGTCTGATGTTAGAAAACAAATGCTCAATAAAGACATTGAAAAAGGTTTAATAGCTGAAGGTGGCAATAATTATAATGGCAGCACTTTAAAAAAAGGTGTCCCTGATGCTAAAACAACAAATATGGATTTACCCGATATCGGTCGTGGTGACTGGAATGAGCAACATAGCAGTCAATCTGTATCTAGAGGTTCTGGCAATGCTGCCAATTATTTAGGAAAAACATCACAAGCTGCTATTGCCCATAGCCTTTCATTCAGAAAACAAGCTTCTATTTCCTCTACATCTAATTCTGCCGGATATTCTGGTGGCACACAAACTGACAGATTAGCTCCAGAAGTTTATTCTCCATTATTTACAATGGCAAATCTTAATTTGCCAAGAGACAGAATTACTATAAATACATGGAATAGAAATTTTTATGATTTACATCCAATTGTTAGAAATTGTATTACATTACACGCAACTTATCCCATATCTAAATTAAATATTAGATGTTCTGATCCAAAAGTTGAGCAATTTTTTAGTGATATGGTAGAAGAAATGGATCTCCTAGGAACTCTGGGAGAGCTATCACTTGAGTTCTGGAAACTTGGAGAGGTGATCCCATATGCTGTTTTAGACGAAGCAGAAAAAAAATGGAAAAGAATAAATATTCTTAATCCTGATTTTGTTCATGTCAAGAAAGCAGCCATCGGCGGTTATCCAATCATTTCTTTAAGACCTGACGAAGCCCTCAAGAGATTGGTTATGAGTGGTCATCCAGCAGACCAACATATTAGGTCACAAATTCCAGAAGAAATTGTACATCATGTTAGAAAGGGACAAAACATACCTTTGGACAATTTTAACACTTCTCATTTAAAAATGCTTTCAAGCCCTTATGATATTCGTGGAACATCTGTTATAGTTTCATGTTTTAAGGATTTAATGCTTTATGATAAGTTAAGAGAAGCTAAATTTGCTCAGGCAGATGGTCTTATAAATCCAATAACTTTAGTAAAAGTTGGCGGAACTGGTGAGGGCGATGCGCGAATGCATCCAGAAGATCTAGAAGAGTGGCGTCAGATTATGGAAGAGGCGCAGTATGATAAGGATTTTAAAATTATTACACATGCTGGTGTTGCCATTGAGAGAGTTGGGGCAAATGGAGGGATTATTGATGTTGCTGGTGATATTGAACTTATTGTTAAAAATATATATACTGGATTAATGGTTCCTCAAGCTGTAGTAGATACTGAGAGTTCTGCTTATTCTTCTGCCTCTATTGGTTTGGAAGTATTAAGGCAGAGATATTTTAATTTTAGAAATTTAATAGCTAAGTGGTTAGTGAATAAAATTTTTGCTCCTATAAGCAAAATGAGAGGATTTTTTGAGTATAAGGACGGAGAGAAAAAACTTATAGTTCCTGAGATTGAGTGGAATCATATGAATCTGTATGATTTAAGTGACTATCTACAATCGACAACTGGTCTTCTTTCCACACAGCAGTGTTCATTACAAACTGTGTATAGAAGTCTTGGATTAAATTATGAGGAAGAGAGGAGAAAGCAGAGAGAGGAATCTATTAATCTAGCTATTAAGCAGCGAGAAGAGCAAGCATTGGCAAGATATGGTTTGGAAGAACTCAGATCTCTTGATCCTTCTAAGGAAATACAGGATCCTCCAGAGGGTGAGAGAGCAGATGGTGGCGCAGCCGCTGGTGCCGGTGCAGATGCTGGTATGGGCGGTGACATGGGCGGTATGG